CCCCGAAAGACTGGTTGCGCTGAAGGTGGACGCGCCAATTGATGCAACACCGCAACAACAGCAGGCACAGCCAGAAGACATTGCCAAGGAATTTGCGCCAGACGCGACACCGCCAACAGAAGCAAAGCCCGCCAAAGAAGCCAAACCCGTCAAGACAGTCAACATCGAGTCGTGGGATGACATACAGGATGAGCCAGTCGAGTGGCTGATCCATGGCGTGTTGCCGGTCAAGGCTTTCGCCGCCTTGTATGGCCCGCCAGGCTCATTCAAGTCGTTCATTGCCCTTGACATGGCCGAGGCCATCGCCACAGGCAGGCCGTGGATGGGCAACCCGATAGAGAGACAAGGAGCCGTGCTGTACCTGTGCGGTGAGGGCTTTGGCGGTATGGGTGCAAGGATCAAAGCGTGCCAGATCCACCACAAGACGCCAAAGGGTGCGCCGATATATGTGATCAGACACCAGCTCAACCTCAGATCAAGCGCCGAGGACTTCAACGCGCTGATGGTGGCAATCGTGGCGCTGGTGGAGAAGACCGGCATGGAATTCCAGCTGATGGCGGTGGACACGTTGGCTAGGGCGTTTGGCGGTGGCAACGAGAACGATTCAGACGCAATGGGTGCATTCATCACCACCATGGGAAAGATTCAAGAGTTCCTCAACTGCGCACTCATGGTGCTGCACCACAGTGGCAAGGACACCACCAAAGGATTGCGCGGTCACTCTTCCCTGCTTGGCGCGGTGGACACCCAGCTGGAGATCCTCAGATTTGAGGAACAAGCCAAGGGCGTGATCTCTCTCACCAAACAAAAGGACGGCGAGGACGGCATCAGATTCGGCTTTGAGATGGTCGAGATTGAGATCAGCGGCTCCAGTCTTGGCTTTGATCCGGTGGTCAGTCTGGCGGTCCAAGCCAGCGATGAGGCCGTCAATCAGGCGTCAAAAAGAGCCACAAAGGGCAACGCGGGGAACGCCGGAAACGGCAAAAACCAGCGTCTGGAGATGCTCTGTCTGGAGACTGTGGTCAAGGCCAAAGGAAGCATAAAGTATATAGACGGCAAACAGAGGATGGCCGTCAATTTGGAGGAATGGAGGCTGGAATTGTGGTCAAAGATGGGGTGCTCGGAAGAGGATCGGAACAAATTCAACACGGCTTGGAGCAGGGCGAAGGCTCGATTACAAGAGGTTGGGCTGGTCGGCATCAGGGATAAATTGGCTTGGTTGGAGTCAAAAGATGCGTCCAATGACGAGTATTGATACTGTACAAATAAACAGCTTACAACTTACAAACGCATACATTTGCAAGAGTTTGTAAGTTCACTCTTACAAATTACAAACCGAGAGTCTAAAGACTCGGAGGTTTGTAAGAGAGTGATTGAAAGAATGAAAGGAAAGAACGAGATGGCAACGAAACAGAAAACGAGAAAACCCAATCAGCTGCCTTTGGTGGAGATACCTCGCCAGCAAGCAGATCCTTGGACGATTCATGTGCAATCGAAGTTGGTGGAACTGGAGGCGGTGAAGGCGGCAAGTGACAGGAAATGGGGAGAAAACCGACTGATTACTTTAGTAGACAGTGATGTCAGAGAGAAATTCTGGATTCAAAACAGCAGAGTTCATCAGTTCATCGCGGCAAAGGATCAGATCAAATTCGATTCGGCGGTGGCGTCCATGATCAGGGCGTTTGGCGTGTTGGACAACAAGGCAACCGAAGCAGGGTTCCAGCCAGCTGCGCCAGAGATTCCACGCATCGAGTGGGAGATGGGTAACGGCCAGATCATGGTGGTCACCAGAACGCAGGCCGAGGCTTTGGCGATCCAGACGTCTCGCAAAGATCTGCGGGACGAGCACATCTGGAGCATGGAGGAGCTGGAGGTCTTCATGGTCGAGCCAATCGTCCAAGAGGTCATCAAGATCAAGGCCATGATCCCAACAGCACAGGTCACCAAGTTCAGCTCAACCAAGCTGGGTGGTGAGACAGGATTTGATGACTTTGAAAATGATCTGACATTCAGCGACAATGAGCCAACAGAGTTCAAGTTCAACACCAAGACAGCAGAGAGGTTCAAGAATGGGACAAATTAAGCGTTTGGCGGGACTTATCCGCGAAAAGGTACTGGACATAGTCCAGCGCGTTAAAACGGCTCTGAGGAGGGTTTAATCGTGCCAGGCAACCCAAAGCGTAGGCAGGATGTTGCAATGCTCAACGAAATGCCCGAAGAGATGATCTTCAGCATGATTGAGGCAGGCAAATCTATTGCCGACATTTGCATTGATCTGGGCATCTCAAAGCGCGCGCTTGATGAATGGATTGATGAAAACGATCACGGTGCTATGATTACACGCGCGCGCACGCGTGCGGCTGACTTGATGGCCTGTGAGACGATCAAGATCGCAGACGGCATGGACGTAGACCACGCGCAGCGCGATGTCCAGCGCATCCGCACTCGGCAATGGCTGGCCGAAAGGTGGGATCAGAAGACTTATGGCCTACAAAAGCAGGCGCAGGTGACGATCAACATGCAAGACCTGCGCATTGACGCGCTGCGACATGTCGAGGTCATCAGCGACTTATCCACAGGGGAAAAGGCATGATTGGCGTCTTGGCCTGTGGACAACTGGCGTTTGCCGTGGTTGCGCATGTATAACCTGTTAGCAACATGCTGCTTGGTTAACATAATGGACATCGTGTAAAGCCGACAAATGCACGCATATCCACAAAGGCCAATAGAATCAACGACTTACGCCATTTGTGCGTCTGGAAGTTGTCCACATACGCCGAAGGTACTCACCGCTGGCCGCGGTCGGCTCGACCCCCCCCATCGCTCGGCGCGGCGGGGGCGGCTGATGGTGCACCCTAACAGCTACCGAAACCCATGACCCACCCCCCTACCCCCACCCCCACAGCGCCCGCCGCCCGCTCCAAAAAAAAATTGGACACTGCGCCCGATAACCCGTTTGTCGAATTCGTCAAGCTATACCGCAACAACCCTGTGCTCTTTGTGCGAGAGGTGTTGAACACTGAGCCTGATGGCTGGCAGATAGAGTTCCTTAATCACATTGCGGCAGGCAACCGCCGCATCAGTGTCCGGTCCGGCCATGGCGTTGGCAAGTCAACGGCCAGCGCCTGGGCGATGCTGTGGTATCTATTCCTGCGCTTCCCTGTGAAGATTGTGGTGACGGCCCCAACCAGCAGCCAGCTGTATGACGCCTTGTTCGCGGAGGTTAAGCGCTGGGTGAAGGTCTTGCCCCCTGTCTTGTTTGACCAGCTGGAGGTCAAGCAGGACCGCATTGAGATGAAGGACGCCAACAACGAGGCGTTTATCTCGGCCAGAACATCCCGCGCCGAGCAGCCCGAGGCCTTGCAGGGCGTGCACAGTGACAACGTGATGCTGGTGGCTGATGAGGCGTCTGGTATACCGGAGCAGGTCTTTGAGGCCGCCGCTGGCTCGATGTCTGGGCACGCCGCCGTGACCCTGTTGCTGGGCAACCCTGTGAGGTCTAGTGGGTTTTTCTTTGACACGCACAACAGGCTGGCGGGTGACTGGATCACGATGAAGGTGTCATGCGCCGACTCGCCCAGAGTGTCTGAGGCCTACATTGAGGAGATGAAGGCGCGTTACGGCGAGGAGAGTAATGCGTACAGGATTCGCGTACTTGGCGAGTTCCCGAGAAGTGATGACGACACCGTCATCCCCATGGAGTTGCTGGAATTGGCGATGAATCGGGATGTTGAGGCGAGTAAACATGCGACTTTGGTGTGGGGATTGGACGTTGCGCGGTTTGGCTCGGACCGCTCGGCTTTGTGCAAGAGGCAGGGAAATGCGGTGCTGGAGCCGATTAAAACGTGGAAAAACCTTGATTTAATGCAATTGACGGGTGCAGTTGTAGCCGAGTTTGAGATCCTTGTGCCGAGCCAGCGCCCCCAAGAAATCCTTGTTGACTCGATTGGCTTGGGCGCTGGCGTGGTGGATCGGTTGAAAGAGTTGGGGTTACCGGCTCGTGGCATCAACGTGGCCGAGTCACCGGCCATGGGCGGGACTTACAGGAACTTGAAGGCAGAACTCTGGCACAAGGCCAAGGCGTGGCTTGAGTCGCGGGACTGCCGGATGCCCAAGGATGAGGCGCTGATTGCTGAGTTGGCGACTGTGAGGTACTCGTTCACGTCCAATGGGAAGATCCAGATTGAGGGCAAGGATGAACTCAAGAAGCGTGGCATGGCCTCGCCAGATAGGGCTGATGCGTTTTGTTTGACGTTTGCTTCTGACGCGGTGATTGGGATGTATGGCTCGGCTGCGTCTACCAAGTGGAACAAGCCCTTGCGCAGGAACTTGCCGCGGGTTGCATAATTCGTTAATTCTTTAAGGGGTTTGAAATGAAGATGACAAAGGCACAAAAGAAGGTTGGCTCTGTGATGTCTGAGTACAAGGCAGGCAAGCTGCACTCGGGCAAGGGCGGCAAGGTTGTGAAGAATCCCAAGCAGGCCATCGCCATTGCGATGAGCGAAGCCAAGATGCCCATGCGCGGTGCACGCACTGCCAAGAACATGAAGACAAAGGGGATGCGTTAATGGCTACCTTAAAGCGCACCATGGATCAGGCCATGGACAAAGAAGAGGGATATGAGGGTGGCGATGAGGGCGAGAGCTGCCCGATTGCCACTCAAGACATCACGGTGAACTTGAAGAATCGCGCCAAGGCGATTGAGGCTGCCGACTATGGTCCTGAGAATCCCGCGCTGCCCAATAAGCAGTACTGGATGAAGATGGCCAAGGATTGGGACGTGGAGCCAGAGGACGCGAAGGAGAGCCTTTGCGGGAACTGCGCGGCGTTCAATCAGGAAGAGTCGATGCTTGAGTGCATTGCTGAAGGCATTGGCGAAGAGGGCGACCCTTGGGCAATGATTGAGGCTGGCGACTTGGGCTACTGCGAGATCTTTGACTTCAAGTGCGCGTCCAGCCGTACTTGTTCGGCTTGGGTGGCAAAGGAAGAGGGCGAAGATGAGGGCGAAGAAGAGGAGCCTGAGTCCTTGCTGACGATCAAGATTGGGGTGAAGAATGAAGACTAAGCCTGGCCTCTATGCCAATATTCAAGCCAAGAGAGCGCGGATTAAGGCAGGATCGGGCGAGAAGATGAACAAGCCTGGCACGAAGGCGGCTCCAAGTGCCGCTGACTTTCGATTGGCGGCCAAGACGGCCAAGAAGCCTAAGAAGTGATTGCACCGATTTGCATCAGTACAGTCAACGGCAAAGGTTTGCGGGTGATGCTCACAAGCATTGCCGAGTACTGTCCCGAAGTGCCTGTCTATTTGCGCGGTCCCGAGTCCATCATTGGCGGCTTTGACACCGACCACAAGCTCTTTGGGCACTGCCGCAATTTCGGTGAGGACTACAACGAGATCATGGACCGCGCCTTTGCTGACGGCTTTGACTCTGTTGTCTGCGCCAACGATGACATCGTCTTGACGCCCACCAGTTATCGGTATTTGCTGGAGGACGTGGCGCAGCTGAAGGCCGAGACTGGTGAGCCTGTTGGCTGGGTTGCTGCGCGGTGTGATGCGGCGCGTCCTGTGCAAAACGTGCGCTCCAACCCCTTTGACCAGCAGCTGTACTACTTCAAGTACCCGTATGAAGACGCAATCATGCCGCTGGAGTGCCCATCCCCCATATTCTCATGGATTGGCCGCGATGCGTGGGAGTGCTTCAAGTTTCCACCGCTGAACTGGTACTCGGATGACGTGCACTGCGAGGATTTGAGGGCGGCTGGGTTTCATCATTACCTGTCGCGGTCCTATGTGCACCATGTTGGCAGCCAGACAATTGGCTTGAATGGCGAGAGACTGATCCAGCAGGCCGTGCCGTGGATTCGCAAGAACAGGCCGAAATATGCAAAAGACTGGTTTGGTTCTTAATCTCGGCTCTGGCAAGGACGCCAGACCTGACTGCATCAATGCCGACATCCGCAGTGATGTTGGAGCCGACTGGGTGGTGGATATATCCAAATTGACCTATGGCGAGGTTGTCAAGTTTGACGGCCTAGAGGTTGTCATCAAGCCATTCTGCTTTGAGAAGATCTTGGCCTTTGACGTGCTTGAGCACATCCCTGATCTGGTGCAGGCCATGACCAATTGCCGTGATTTGCTTGTTGACGGCGGCGAGATGCACATCCATGTCCCCTATGAGTTAAGCCTTGGCGCGTGGCAAGACCCGACCCATGTGAGGGCGTTCAACGAGAAGTCATGGGTTTATTACTGCGATTGGGCGTGGTACTTGGGCTGGAAGGGTTCGCGGTTTGAGGTGGCGCATTTGGAGATGCGTCTCAGCGAGTATGGTGCGAGCCTAAAATTGCCGCAAGACGAGGTGATGCGTTTGCCTCGCGCAGTTGACTCCATGTATGTTGTGCTGAAGAAAGTACCTTATGAAAACACCAGCGTGGCAGCGTAAAGAGGGAAAAAGCCCAAGCGGCGGCCTGAACGCCAAGGGACGAGCCAGTGCCAAGGCCGAGGGCATGAATCTGAAAGCGCCTGTGAAGTCAGGCGACAACCCGCGCAGGGCATCATTCCTTGCGAGAATGGGCAACATGCCTGGCCCTGAGATGAAGGACGGCGAGCCAACGCGCTTGCTACTGTCATTGAAGGCGTGGGGAGCCTCATCAAAGGCCGATGCGCGTGCCAAGGCCAAAGCCATATCTGCAAGGAACAAGAAATGATCAACGACATGAATATCAGCACCGACATCGCGGCCATGGACCCCATGGATGACACCGAGTTGCAGGGCATTGTGGCTGCCGAGCTGGAGGACGCTGTCAGCTACATCGACTCCGATGTCTCCCCCATCCGCGCCAAGGGCACTGAGTACTATCGCGGCGACCCCTTTGGAAACGAGGAAGATGGCCGCTCTCAGGTGGTGGCGATGGAGGTGCGAGACACTGTCTCGGCCATGCTGCCAAGCCTGATGAAGGTGTTCTTCTCCACCGAGAATGTCGTGGAATATGTGCCTCGCGGCCCTGAAGATGTGGCCGGTGCACAGCAGGCGACTGATTACGCCAACTACATCTTCACATCCGACAACAATGGTTTCATGACCACCTATGCCTTGTTCAAGGACAGCTTGGTGCGCAAGTGCGGCATCGCTAAGTACTGGTGGGAAGAGGTCGAAGAGGTCAAGATTGAGGAATATTCTGGCTTGGATGACCAGACCTTGCAGGTGCTGATGCAAGAGGGCGCAGAGGTCAAGATTGTTGTCAGCTATCCAGAGCCTGGCGCGATGCCGCAGATGGACATGACCACCGGCATGGAGATGCCTGTGCCGATGATCCATGACGTTGAGATCAAGCGCAGCACCAAAGATGGCCGTATTCGTATCATGGCCGTGCCGCCAGAGGAGTTGATTCTGGACCGCAGGGCGCGTTCATTTGAAGACGCTGGCATCATCGCCCACCGCCAGATGGCGACTGTCTCCGACCTGATCGCCATGGGCTATGACCAAGACGAGATTGAGGAGAACATCTCCTCGACCGACTTGGACTCCAATGACGAGTACTTGGCACGCCAGCCACTGTCCACCACCATGGGCGCTGGTGACAGCATGAATCCCATGCAGCAACGGGTCTTGTACGTTGAGGCGTACATGCGGATTGACTTTGACGGTGACGGCATCCCCGAGTTGCGCAAGATTTGCTGCATGGGTTCTGGCTACACCATGGTGCGGAACTTACCCGCCAGCTACATCCCATTTGTGGACTTCCCTTGTGACCCAGAGCCACACACCAGCCCACTTGAGGCGATGTCGATCTTTGACATCACGCATGACATCCAAGAGATCAAGTCAGAGATCATGCGCAACACGCTGGACTCTTTGGCGCAGTCTATCCACCCGCGCACGGCTGTGGTCGAGGGGCAGGTCAATATTGACGATGTGCTGAACAATGAGACTGGCGCGATTATTCGCATGCGTGCACCAGGCATGGTGCAGCCATTCAGCTCTCCTTTTGTCGGCCAGCCTGCCTTTGCCATGATGGACTACATGGACCAGATGCGCGAAGACCGCACCGGCATGTCCAAGGCCGCGATGGGACTGGACGCTGATGCGTTGCAGTCAACCACCAAGGCGGCGGTTGCGGCCACTGTCAGCGCCAGCCAGTCAAGGCTTGAGCTGCAAGCGCGAATCTTGGCCGAGGGCATGAAGAAGCTCTTCAAGGGCATTTTGTACTTGATGACCACCCACCAAGACAAGCCACGCATGGTGCGTTTGCGCAACGAGTGGGTGCAGATTGATCCTCGCGTTTGGGATGCCAGCATGGACGTCAACGTCAATATTGGCTTGGGCAATGGCGATGTGAACGAGAAGATCAACGCCCTGAACATCATCATGCAAAAGCAAGAGCAGATCATGGCTCAGTTTGGCCCGATGAATCAGATTGCGTCCCTGCCCATGTACATCCGCACCCTGCAAAAGGCCATTGAGTTGTCGGGCTACAAGGACGCATCCAGCTACTTCCAATCCTTGCCCGCCGACTTCCAGATGCCGCAGGAGCAGCCACAGCAGACACCAGAGCAGGTGCTGGCACAGGTGCAGGCTCAGTCAATCCAAGCCGACATCCAGAAGAAGGCCGCCGAGCTGGAGTTGCAGCGCGAGAAGATGATCCGCGATGACGATTATCGAAGAGATCAACTGGCGCAGGACTTAATGCTCAAGAAATATGAACTTGAGTTAAAGTACGGCACACAAATCAGCACTGCCGAGATTGCGGCAATGCAGAATTTAGATCGTGAGGCCATGAAGCAGCAGGCGGCCATCGTCCAACAGGCGGTGCAGACAGCGGCAAATGTGCCTCCACCCATCAACCTTAATGGAATGGCTCAATGAACGAAGAAAATGTCAGAAAAGGCCGCAGGTCCGAACAATTCTTACAAGATGAGGTGTTCGCCACGGCCTTGGAGAAGATGCGCGGTGACTTGCACTGGGAGTTTGAGAACAGCAAGCCTGATGAGGCTTCACGGCGCGAGGTGATCTGGGCGCAGTTGCGTGCCATTGAGAACTTCAAAAACGAACTGACCAAAATGATTGACAACGGCAAGGTGGCGCAACGCGCCATTGAGCGTGCGCAGAAGAATCTTGTTTAAATAAGGAAACCGACCAATGCAAACAGTAGCACCAACGCCAGCGGCGAGTGTTGTACAAGGTCCAATGAATATGGCTGAAGCAGCCGATGCACTTGCTGGGATGCTCCCCGATGAGGGACAAGAGGAGAGCAGCGAGGCGCAGTTGCCCGATGAGGGCGCGGCGGGAGATGAGGAGTTGCTGGACGATGCAGACGCATCCAGCGATGAAACTGATCCCGAACAATCCGAAGAGGAGGGAGATTCCGAGGAGGAAGAACAGCCACAAGTCTTCACCGTCAAGGTTGACGGTAAAGAAGTCGAGGTGACGCTGGACGAACTTCAGAAGGGATATTCAAGGACTCAGGATTACACACGCAAGACTCAGCAAATTGCGGAGGTCCGGAAACAGACCGAGGCAGAGTTGCAAGAGGTGCGTGCCGAGCGTGAGCAATATGCTCAATTGTTAGGTGCTCTACAGGCACAGGTTCAGCAGGCAGCGCAGCCAAACATTGATTGGGATCGTCTTTATAACGAAGACCCCATTGAATGGGTAAGGCAGCGCGAGGTGATGCGGGAGAATCAAGAGAAGGCGGCGGCTATTCAATCCGAACAGCAGCGGCTGGCTCAGTTATCCCAGCAAGAGCAAGCACAGCAACGCCAAGCGTTGTTGGCTCAAGAGCAAGAGGCTTTGGTGGCGGCTATCCCTGAGTGGAAGGACGCGAAGAAGGCTCAAGCTGAGAAGGCAATGCTTGTTCAATTCGGTCAAAAGATCGGATTCACACCTGATGACCTTAAGAATGTTGTTGACCACAGGGCGGTTGTGATGCTGCGAAAAGCGGCACTCTATGACCAGATGATGTCCAAGCGTGGACAGATCAAGCCAGTGACCAACAACGGCCCAAGACCTGCCAAGCCTGGTGCAGCAGGGAGAGTTTCAAGCAATACAGAAGCAATGCGAGCACAACAGCGTCTAGCAAAAACTGGCCGTGTCGATGATGCGGCTGATGCAATCTACAAACTCTTGAAATAAAGGACCATCATGTCTATCGTTAGCAATACATTCACCACCTACTCTGCAAAGGGTATCCGCGAAGATCTCAGCAATGTGATCACCAACATCTCTCCCGAAGAGACTCCTTACATGTCCAACATTGGCCGTGAGACTGTCTCTAACACCTTGTTTGAATGGCAAACAGATGCACTGGCAGACGCCGCCGCCAACGCCCAGTTGGAAGGTGACGATGTCGCATCTTTTGATTCAGTGACTGCCACTGTGCGTTTGACCAACTATGCACAGATCAGCCGCAAGACCATCGTGTTGTCCAACACTGAAGAAGTGGTCAACAAAGCAGGACGGCGCTCTGAGTTGGCCTATCAGATCGCCAAGCGCGGTGCTGAGTTGAAGCGTGACCAAGAATTCGTCATGTTGAATGGCGGCGTTGCTGTTGCAGGCAACACCACCACAGCTCGCGTGACTGCTTCTTTGGGCGCGTTTGTCAAGACCAACACTGACAAGCAAACCAACGGCGTTGACCCCAGCTACACCACCTTGCCAAACAGTGCCCGCACTGACGGCAACGTTCGCACTTTCACTGAAACCATTCTGAAGAATGTGATTCAAAAGGTGTGGTCTGCTGGTGGTACTCCAAAGATCCTGATGTGCGGTCCTGTTAACAAACAGCGCGTGTCTGGCTTCTCTGGTATCGCTTCCAGCCGTTTCAACATCAATGGCGGCGAGAAGCCTGCCGTGTTGATCGGTGCTGTTGACATCTACGTTTCCGACTTCGGCAACGTGGCTGTAATCGCCAACCGCTTCCAGCGCGAGCGCGATGCATGGGTGATCGACCCCGAGTACGCAAAGATGACTGTCTTGCGTCCTTACCAACAAGTTGAACTCGCCAAGACAGGTGACGCTGAGAAGCGCATGCTGTTGATTGAGTGGGGCCACAAAGTGTTGGCTGAGAACGCACACGGTCTGGCAGCAGACTTGATCACTTCTTAATCAATTAAGAGGAAAGGGGAGGAGCAATCCTCCCCTTACTTATATGGAAAAACGATTTTTTGATGCAAACCCCGACCAAGGGCTGACCCGCACCTGGCACTACAACGAAGACACTGATGAGGCAACGATTCAGACTTCTCAGGACATCACTGCCGTCATTGAGGCAAACAAGCGCGACTTGGCTGCCGTTGACGAGAAGGCAAACTGGAAAGGTGATTGGCATCACGTTGCCAGCATCCCTGAGTCCCTGTACTACCAGATGAAGGCCGAGGGCAAGATTGATGACGAGGCTTACATGAAAAAATGGTTGAACGATCCTGACAACAAATTCTTTAGAACACGCCCAGGGAAAGTATGAACTACATCGCAGTCTGCACCCCAGCGCGGGACATGGTCCACACCAATTACACCTATTGCATGGTCAACATGGTGGCGTACCACACGCTCAACACCACTGACGCTGTGAGCTTGAAGATCCTGCAAGGCACACTGATCCAGAATCAGCGTGCTGATCTTTGCTTGGATGCGATGCGCGAAGGATGCAGCCATATCCTGTTCATTGACTCTGACATGACATTTCCGCAAGACATGATCCAGCGACTGCTGGCGCATGATGTGGACATCGTGGCAGCCAACTGCGCACGGCGCAGGATGCCTACAGGCCCGACTGCGCAGAATTACGATGAGAACGGAAAGCGCCAGCCCATCTACACCATGCCCGAGTCAACAGGCTTGGAGGAGATTGGATCTGTTGGCACTGGCATCATGATGATCAAGCGCGGTGTATTTGAGGGCATGACAGAGCCATGGTTTGATATGCCTTGGCAGACTGGCACTCGCGGCTACATGGGCGAGGATGTGTTCTTTTGTAAGAAGGCGCAGGAGCTGGGCTACAAGGTGTATATTGACCATGATGTGTCGAAAGAGATCGGCCACATTGGCACGTTTGAATTCAGACACGACCACACTTGGATCGTCAAAGAAGAGATGGAAAAAGAGGCAGTCTAATGGCACTCACGACATACACCGAACTCAAGGCCTCGCTGGCCGACTGGCTCAACAGGTCAGACTTGACGGCCACCATCCCTGACTTCATCAGCTTGGCAGAGGCTCAGATTGAGCGCCAGCTGCGCACCCGTCAGATGATTGTGAGAGCCAATGCCTCATTTGCGGCGGCTGCTGAATATGGCACTGTGCCTGATGACTTCTTGGAGGCCAAGGCCATCAAGATCAACACCAATCCAGTGACCAATCTGACATTTCAGACAATTGACGCCATGGATCAGTTGTCGAACACCACCTACTTGTCCAGCGGCAAGCCACTGTATTTCAGCGTGGTTGGAAACCAATTCCGATTGCTTCCAATCCCTGACGGCGCATACACGGCAGAGCTGGTGTACTACGCAAAATTGACAAAGTTGTCATCAACAGTTGCAACCAACTGGCTGCTGACGCAAGCGCCTGATGTGTATTTGTATGGTGCTTTGTTGCAGGCTGCGCCATACCTGCAAGACGATGCGAGAATCCAAGTGTGGTCATCGCTTTATCAGGCAGGACTGGATCAGTTGCAGATTGCAGATGATCGCGGTTCTACATCAGGCGGTGCGATTTTGGCAAGAGCAAGGACATTTGGATGATGATTACCACCACCAAGGGCGAGATGGACGAGTCACTGCTTGAAAAGCGTGAAGGCTCTCTTGACAACGACACCGAGACAACGAGCTGGGTAGAGTACTGGTTGGATGGCGAATTGGTGCATCGGTCTGTCCACATGGTGCTCAAGCGCAGTGTCTTTGCTGACGGCATCAGTCAATCAATACTTAAGGAATAACCCGAACCATGGCCAACACGCAAGCCATGTGTACCAGTTTCAAGGGCGAGCTGCTGGTCGGCCACCACAATTTCGGCACTGGTGTTGTTCGCGCAGCGACCACCGCCGACACATTCAAGGCCGCCTTGTACTTGGCCTCTGCCACTGTCAATGCCTCAACCACGGCCTACAGCTCCACAGGTGAGGTGACAGGTACAGGCTACAGCGCAGGCGGCGTCACAGTGACATTTGGCACGCCTCCAAGCACCAGCGGCACGACAGCGTTTGTGACACCAAGCGCCAGCATCAGCTACTCAGCAGTCACATTGTCAACAGCCTTTGATGCGGTCCTGATCTATAACTCGACCCAATCAAACAAGGCAGTCAGCGTCCACACATTTGGCAGTCAGACCGTGACTGCTGGGACATTCACCCTGACCATGCCGACCAACGATGCAAGCACTGGCCTGATCAGGCTGGCTTGAATGTAGGGGCAGCGGCATGGCTGCATATGGAACAGGCTATTACGGCAGGGGCGTCTACGGCATAGGCAATGTCGTTATCAGCGGCAATTCGTCTACCACCGCCGTTGGAAACCTGCTTGCTAGCCGATCAATCCAAGAAGATGGAACAATTGCCACAGGTAATGTCGGCACAGTCGGGCTGACTGTATCCATTGCCATCTCTGGCAATGCGTCCACCTGTGCTGTTGGATCGGTATTAGCGACATCAACATTTGCAGTCACTGGCAATGCGTCAACCTTGGCGGTTGGCAGTGTCACGGCAACCAGTGCATTTGATGTATCTGGCAATGCAGCGACTGGTGCAGTTGACTCGGTTGGCGTTGCCAGCCTAATATCCGCTGTTGGAAATGCCGCGACTGGTGCTGTTGGCACTTTGTCGGCAGAGGTTATTTCGTTTCAAGACATCACTGGCGTTGAAGGGACTGGATCTCTTGGCACGCCCATAAACGTCATCTCTGTTGAGATCACTGGCGTTCAGGCTGTTGGCTCGATCCAGAGCATGACAAGGCTTGGCTGGGGTGCATATCCAGACAATGACGAAACCTGGTCACCTCAATCAGATACGGCAGAGGAATGGACGGCGGTGTCGGTATCTCAGTCTGGCTGGGGTGCTGTTTCAGACTCATCAGAAACTTGGTCTGATTTATCGGACAATTCAATCACTTGGCAAGAGGCCGCATAGGAGTTTTAAATGGCAGATACCACAACGACCAACTTGATGCTTACAAAGCCAGAGGTTGGCGCATCAACAGACACATGGGGGACCAAGATCAATACTGATCTGGACACCTTGGATGCAGTATTTAAGGGTGACGGCACAGGCACATCAGTTGGCTTGAATGTTGGCTCTGGTAAGAAATTGGCTGTTGCTGAAGGTGCGATGACCCTTGCAAGCCAAAACATGAGCCCTTATACAGGGTTTAAAAACCGCATCATCAATGGTGCGATGATGATTGACCAGAGGAATGCGGGGGCTGAAGTAAACCCTGCTGTCAATAACACATACTATCTTGATCGCTGGAGTGTTCTTTCAACACAAACATCAAAGTTTAAGATTAAGCAAAATGCTGGCGCAGTAACACCGCCTGTTGGGTACATCAACTATCTTGGCATCACTTCACTTTCTGCATACTCAGTAACTGCTACCGATGTATTTGAAGTTCGTCAAAACATTGAAGGATTAAATGTTGCTGACTTGGGATGGGGTGCGGCTGGTGCGGCAACCGTTACATTGTCGTTTTGGGTTTATTCAAGCCTGACAGGAACTTTTGGCGGGGCTTTGCAAAATTCAGCATATAACAGAAGCTACCCATTTACATTCACAATGTCTGCGGCAAATACATGGGAGCAGAAGACTGTAACCATTGCTGGTGACACTACAGGCACATGGCTAACAACAAATAGCACTGGCATTCGTGTTGTGTTTGGTCTTGGTGTTGGTTCTACATACTGCGGAACTGCTGGTGCTTGGACGGCAAACGAATATCACTCAGCCACAGGCGCAACATCAGTAGTAGGCACATCTGGAGCTACGTTCTACATCACAGGCGTTCAACTGGAAAAAGGCTCAACAGCAACGAGCTTTGACTACAGGCCGTATGGTACTGAGTTGGCTTTGTGTCAGCGGTATTACTACCGATTTGGCGGTTCAAGTCTGTTTCCTTGGGTTGCTGGGTATAACACTACAAATCAATACCTAACTTTGAATGTGCTTTTCCCAGTTCAAATGAGAACAGCTCCGTCAATAAATACAAATGGAACATTTACCACAGCTAATTTAACTGCTCAGCCTGCTGGTAGTGGCTCATCCGTACATGGGTGTTCTATTTCTGGTAGGGTCGTCTCAACTGGATTTGCAGAGTTTTATGCTTCAGGTTCAACAACATACTTTGATACAAGCGGAACAGAACTATGACCACATATAAGTTATCTAACTTTGGCAATGGGGTTATAAAAGATGCAAAGTCTTTTATCCCCTTTGACCCCGCCAACACAGACTACCAAGCCTATCTTGCTTGGGTGGCTGAAGGCAACACACCAGAGCCAGCAGATGAGGTGACAGGTGGATAACCAGCAGCTCTTCAATCTGGTGGTCAGTGTCGCTGGCTTCTTGGCGGCATACGTCATCAACAACCTGACACGCACCATCCAGAAGTTGGAGGACAAGGTCAATGACCTGCCTCACAACTATGTTGCCAAGGATGACTACCGATCAGACATTGCTGACATCAAGTCAATCCTGAAGCAGATCTTCGACAAGCTGGACAACAAGCAAGACAAATGATGTGGATCCAATCAGCATCTGCCTACTTGCGGCTGGCTTGGTCAAGCAGATCCAAGCTGGCTGTGAGCTGTACAAGCAAGCTAAAGAATCTTTTGTTGAGATCAAGGCCACTGCTGACGAAGTCATTGCAATTGGCAAAGAGGTTCAAGGATTTTGGAATCAGCTTCTTAAATTCTTTGGAGGCAAACCAAAGCCAAAGCAGTCAACGTCAAAGCCTTTGGCGAAAAAGAAGGCAGCCTATGTCGCAGTTGATGAGACACAGGTCAAGATCGACATTGTCAAAAACCTGACCGAGTTCTTCAGACTGCAAGAGCAGTTGGCGGCGCACATCAGGGAGGAAGAAGAGAAGAGCCTGACAGTCTATGACCCAGATCAGAACTTGATGGAGGCGGCGCTGAAGCGAGTGATGGCACAGCAAGAGATGGACAGACTGGTGGTGACGATTAGAGAGACGATGGTGTACCAGTCGCCACCTGAGATGGGTGCGCTGTACAGCGAGGTCTTCAAGATGCGAGAAGTCATATCTGATGAACAGGAAAAGGCAAGGCTGAAACAGGAGGCACAAAAGCGGGAAGCGGCATGGCAACTCAGGCAAGAGGAAAGAAACCTGCAAGCAAAGCTGGCGGCAGTGGTGGTGACTTCTATATTCCTCCTCTACCTGTGGCTGTGGCTCCTGTTCGTCAGTCAGTTGGGGAAGAGATAGTGGGCTGGGTTGCTGCTTGTGTTCTGGTTGCTTTGCTTCTTCCAATTGGAGCCATGTTGTACTTAGACATCTTGGAAGCCAAGCATGAGGTCAAGCAACAGGTCGAGAAGGTTGAGAAGTTAAGACGAGAAGTTGAAAGGAAACAACGTGACCAAAACCGCAATGATTCTGATGGCACTGCTGGTGACAGGATGTCTGGAAGATAGATTCCGTTACCCCTGCCAAGATCCAAAGAATTGGGAACTTGCTGAGTGCAAGCCGCCAGTCTGCACCGCGACAGGCACATGCCCTGACCAACTTATCAAACCAGAACAGGAGAAGAAATGATGGCTACAGTTGGATATAAACCAAACAACCGTCTATCGCCAGAGGAAATCGAGGCACGCGTGTGGGCTTGGGTGATCTTTGTGATCTCCATCATCTTGCTGGGCAGCTGCTTCAGCTTCATCTATTCTGTGACGTTCGTCACCCAACCCATGGTTGGCATGGCTCCCATTGACAAGGTCTACACCAAGATGATCAACGACATCATGCTGCTTTGCACTGGCGTGCTTGGCGGTGTGGCTGGCCGCAAGGCGGTGTCTGCTGCTGTTGCCACGGCTACCGCCAAGGCAGAGACTATTGACAACGACAACGATGAGCCGCCAAAGCCATGAAAGATATTCTTGGCGGTCTGCTGGTGCTGGTCCTTGTGTTTGGCGGTGGCTACTGCACCGGCAAGCACTATGAGCAGGAAGCTCAGCAGGCCGAGGTTGACAGGCTCAACACTGAGGCCAGAGCCAAGGAGGCGGCCTTGGAGGCCGCTGTAACAACCACCGCAAATGCACTGAGGGTAACGAATGAAAAAGCCAAACTGGCCGCGCAACAGCGCGATGCTGCTATTGATGCTGGCACTTACAAGTTGCGGGTTCCTGTCAAAACGACCTGCCCCGTACCAGCCGCCACAGATACCGCCGTTGCCAGCGGAGATAGTGCAGGAGAAGCACGATCCGAGCTTGACCCAGCGTTTGGAAAAGCTCTTTTCGCAATAGCAGAGGAGGGTGATCGCGCCATCACCAAGCTGAATGCTTGCATCGATTTGTACAACCAAGCCCTTGAATCACAGAAAGGTATCAAATGAATCTGACCGCCAATTTTTCCCTGCATGAACTGAGCAAATCCGAAACAGCCCTGCGCATGGGCTTTGACAACACGCCAGATGAAGAGGCCACAGAGAATCTGCGCCTGCTGTGCGAGAAGGTGCTTCAGCCTGTGCGTGACCATTACGGCAAGGGCGTGAAGGTGAATTCTGCTTACCGCAGCCCTGAGTCCAATGCAGCTGTTGGTGGCTCCAAGACCAGCGATCACTGCAAGGGCATGGCGGCTGACATTGAGATCCCTGGCGTTGCCAATGCTGACCTTGCACAGTGGATCATGGATAACTTGGACTACACCCAGCTCATCCTTGAGTTTTACACGCCAGGCATTCCAGACAGCGGCTGGGTCCATGTCAGCTATGACCCGAACAACCTGAAGAAGCAAGAGCTGACCGCCACCAAGGTTGCTGGCAAGACGCAATATTTGCCTGGTCTAGTCGCATAATTTGAGTCATGGCAACAAATCTGAATCAGCAACTCGACACACCAGCGCCGCCCAACTTGGGCACGCCTGGTGGGCTTTATGACGAAAGCTACTTCAGACAAACCAATGGCGGCCTGAACGTCTACTTCTCCAAGCTCACAGCCGTCTTTGCGGCCCTCTTTGGGCCAAGGGGTGGGAAGTGGATGAACAACCCTTATGGCGCGTTTCAGGACTCCACAGACCAGACGGCGGCCAACACCACCACGGCCTACGCCATTACCTTTGACACCACCGACTTCAGCAATGGCGTCACCTTGTCGAATTCGTCAAGGCTGAATGTGTCGCAGGCTGGAATCTATAACGTGCAATTCAGCGTCCAATTCAAGAACGCCACCAATGACACGCAAGACGTTGATGTCTGGTTCAGAAAGAACGGCACTGACATTGCCAATTCAAACTCTCGATTCAGTCTTGGCCCGAGAAAGTCATCAGGCGACCCATCCCATTTGATTGCCGCGATGAACTTCTTTGTAAGTTTGGCGGCCAGCGACTATGTGCAAATCATGTGGCGGCCAACAGACGTGGGTGTCAGCCTTGAGCATTTTGCCGCAGGCACTTCACCGACAAGGCCAGCCGTCCCGTCAGCCATTGCGACTTTGAGCTTTGTGTCCAATTTGTCGCAAGAAACCGCATAATTAAGCCATGGCATTCGTACCACTCAAAATCCCACCAGGCATCTACCGCAACGGCACTGAGTATCAGTCTGCTGGGCGGTGGTTTGCCGCCAACCTTGTACGCTGGTTTGAGAACACCTTGCGCCCAATTGGCGGGTGGCGTAAGAAGTCAACAAGCCAACTGACAGGCAAGTGCCGTGGTCTTTTGACTTGGCGGGACAACAGCGGGGATCGTTGGATCGCTGCGGGAACTGAATCCAATCTCTACGCCATGAACGAGGCTGGGACACTTAAAGACATCACGCCCACAGGGTTCACAGCTGGCGTGGCTGACGCCACCATCAAGACTGGTTTCGGCTATGGACCCTATGGCTCATATGCCTATGGCATTGCGCGTCCCGATAACGGCACTGTGACACCAGCCACAACATGGTCCTTGGACACTTGGGGTGAGTACTTGGTGGCCTGTTCGGACGCCGATGGCAAGCTGTACGAGTGGCAGTTGGGCTTCTCTACGCCAACCTTGGCGGCGGCCATCACCAATGCGCCAACAGGCTGCGCGGCCTTGTTGTCCACTGCCGAGCGTTTCTTGTTTGCTTTGGGCGCTGGTGGCAATCCCCGCAAGGTGTCTTGGTGCGATCAGGAAAACAATACTGTCTGGACGGCTGCGGCCACCAATCAGGCTGGTGACTTTGAGCTGCAAACAGTTGGCGCGTTGAAGGCTGGCAAGAAGGTGCGCGGCATAAATTTGCTCTTCACTGACGTTGACGTGCACACCGCCAGCTATGTCGGCGCACCTTATGTGTACTCATTTGAGAAGGCAGGCTCTGGCTGTGGTTTGATCTCTGCGCAGGCTGTGGCTGCCATCGACACTGCCGCCATGTGGATGTCTTCATCAGGCTTCTGGATATTTGACGGCTATGTCAAGCCACTGCCCTGCGATGTGTCTGATTATGTGTTTCAGAATCTGAACTACAACCAAGCCTCCAAGGTCTATGCGGTCCACAATTCCAAGTATGGCGAGATCTGGTGGTTCTACCCATCTAGCGCCAGCAATGAGGTTGATTCCTACGTCACATTCAACTACCGCGAAAACCACTGGAACATTGGCTCCATGGCTCGCACGGCTGGCACTGACAGGGGTGTCTATTTGAATCCTCTGATGGTGTCAACTGACGGCTATATATACGAGCATGAGGTTGGCTTTGCCTATGACGGCGGGACTGTCTATGCCGAGTCTGGACCCTTTGAGATTGGTCAGGGTGACAACATCATGTCGGTGCGTCAGGTGATCCCTGATGAGCAGTCTTTGGGCGAGGTTGCCATCAGCTTCAAGACGCGACTGTATCCAACCTCAACCGAAACAACACATGGACCTTATCCAGCCTCACAGCCAACTGATGCGAGATTCTCTGGCCGTCAGGTGAAGATGATTGTGACTGGCGATGTGCTGGACGATTGGCGTGTTGGCGTCATGAGATTGGAAGCTGTGGCGGCGGGTAAGCGTTGAGTCACGCTGGAAAATAGAATACTGTTAAAGGAAATCAACATGGCGACAGCACAACAAGTGGCAGAAACAAAGCAGATGGTTCGACAGGCCATGCAAGAGGAGGGCGTCTCTGCTGAGACGCTTATTCGTTTGGGTCAGATGGCTGAAGCTGTTTTGAAAAATAAAGCGCTTTATCCTCAATTTGTTCAAGCCGTCATTGATAGTGACTTGGCTGAAGATGGCGACATCCCTGCTGAAATTGATTACCAAATGCTTGGTGTCTTTGCCACTCTTGGCGAGATGGCTCGACAAATGATTGCCTCTGGCGAATTGGGAGCGTGAAATGGTAAATTGGAAAAAACTTAAAAAATTCGTTAAGAAGGTTGTAAAACCTGTTGCGGCTGTTGCTGCCATCGTTTACCCGCCATTGATTCCAATGATTGGATCTGCGCTTGGTGCATCTGGCGCGGCGGCTTCTGTTGTTGGCGCTGCCGCTTTGAGTGGTGGCGCAAGTGCAGTTGCTGGAGACTCAACAGCAGACATCTTGAAAAATGCCGCACTTGGCGGTGCAGCGGCTGGCGTTGTGAATGCGGTTGCGCCAACAGCATTTGACAGCGGGTTACTGAGTGGCGGCGGTGCGGCGGCGACAACTGCGCCTGCTACCACTGCGGCCACCACAGCTTCAACGGGGACTGGACTACTCTCTGCTGGCAGCACAGGCACAGGTTTAACTGCTGGTGGTTCTGGCCTTGGATTAACTGCTGGCGGTGGGAGTCTTGGCATCACTGCGGCATCACCTGGCGCAACTGCGATTGGCGGCTCACTTGGTGCGGAGCTGGCTGGTATCAGCACAGGCATTGGCGCAGCCGGTGCATTGTCTGGTTTGACAGCGCCTGCCTCCACCGCAGGGACTTCTGCGGTTGGATCAATGGCTCCAGTTGATTATGGTTTGACGAGTGGTGGTGCGGCAACGACTAGTGGCGGCATCATGGATTCCTTGGCTAAGTATGGCTCTGGTGTCCTTGACTTTGCCAAACAAAATCCACAGCTTGCCGGTTCACTGCTTGGCGCTTTGGGTGGTGCTGTGAGCGCCGCCAATGCGCCTAAAGAGACGACTACCACCACGTCAATTGATCCTGATGTAAAGCGTGAATATTTAGCAAACCTTAATTTGGCAAAAGCTACTGCCGCCAACTTGGGTCCAAGAGAGTTTGTTCAGCCAGGCGAAATGTACACAGAGGCCGAAAGGAATCTCTACAACCTTGGCATGACGCCATTCGGCGCAAAAGATATTGAGGCGTTCTACAACCCATATGAAACACAAGTGGTGGAAGGCGCTTTGGGAGATATTGAGCGTTCACGACAGATGCAAGACATTGCAGACAGAGCAAGAGCCACTCAGGCTCGCGCCTTTGGTGGATCGCGTCAAGGAGTGCAGTCTGCACTGACAAATGAAGCTGCATTGCGCACGGCGGCCACAACAGCATCAGGCTTGCGCTCTGCTGGATTCAATACTGCCGCCAACCTCGGACTGTCTGCACGTCCTTTGAACATGACTGGCCTGACAACATCATTAGATCTTGCCAGTCGCAGGGATGCACGCAGACAAGCTGAACTTGATGCCATTCGCAATGCTCCTTTGGAGCGTTTGGCGATCACTGGCGGCGCACTCGGATTGCAGCCTGCAAATACTGGTGGAACAACATCACAGCCTTTGTATAGCAGCACAGTTGGCAGTGCATTGTCTGGTGGTCTGACTGGCGCTTATATTGGTTCGCTGTTGCAGCCTAAACCACAACCTGTTCCTTGAGGATAAAAACATGGCGACATCATTTGACATGGGATTGCTTGGCGACATCTTTGGCGGTGGCGGTGAGACTGGCCTTGAGGGATACTTGACACCAGCACAGCAGCAGGCAATGAGCCGTCAGGCTTTGTTGCAGGCTGCCATGGCTATTGGTCAGGCCAGCGGCCCCAGCACCACGCCACGGTCCTTGATGCAGATCCTTGGCTCTGGCGTTGCCGCCGGTCAGCAAGGCTATGCCGAGGCGCAAAAGAATGCCATCACCAATTTGCTGACAAGACAAAAACTTGATGAAGCAAAGCGCCAATTGGCGCAGCAAGAGGCTTATCAGCGTTTCATCATGGGCCAGCCTACCGAAGGCATGGAGATCACGCCACAGCAAGCTATTTCAGCGCCAGGTATGCCTGTTGGCCCAACAGTTCAGCGTGCAGAGATGATCGGCCAACCAGCGCCAAGAGTCTCTCCTACTGGAGCGGCCAACTTGAGTCCACAAATGCGCCAACTGTTGGCGGCCTTGCCTCCCGAGAAGGGCATCCCAGAGGCGTTGAAGTTTATGCAGCCAGCAGAAATTACTGGTGACATCTTCACCGCCACAGATGGCACGCAATATCAGCGTACAAAAACAGGTCAATTTGTGCCTATCCCAGCAGGGATGAAGTTTGCACAGGAAACAGTTGGCGAGCCATTCAAAGCTGCTGATGGCAAGTTCTATTTGCGCACAAAGACTGGCGGTTTTGTTCCAGCCGAACAAGGATTGGCCGCAAAGCCAGTCGGTCAGCCACAGCAAATGATGGGTCCAAATGGAAAGCCAGCACTTGTGCAGATGTATGACGATGGCACAAGTAAGGTTGTATCTGGCTTTACGCCATTGATACCGCCAGAGAAGATTGATACTGGTGGCGGCGTCAGATTCGTTAATCCTTATGAGATCCCGTCTGGCACAGTGTTCCCTAAAACACTTCCTCCTCAAGTTGTTGGCAGTGCTGAAGGTGGGTACTTTGCTATTGGCGGTGGCGGTGGTGGTGTCCGAGGCGGGATGCCTACTGCGCCAGCTCCAGCGGCAGCTCCATCACGCCGTGGCCCACCGATGCCAGGTGCGGCTGCGCCTGCGCCTGCGCCTGCGGCTACTGGCCCGCAGCCAATCATTCCTGGCACAGGCAAGGCATTTGCCAATGAAAAGGACTTGAGAACTGAATTCTCCGCGCAAGTAAAACCATATACAGAATTGGCGCAGGCCTTTAGAAAAGTTGAGGCGGCTGCCCTTAACCCGTCAGCAGCTGGAGACATTTCATTGGTCTATGGCTACATGAAGATTCTTGATCCAGGCTCAACCGTCATGCAAGGCGAACAAGCCACGGCTCAAAATGCTGGCAGTGTCCCAGACTCAGTAAGAGCCATGTACAACAAGGCTTTGACTGGCGAGTCATTGGCTCCAACTATTAGGCAAGATTTTTATGCGCAAGCAAGAAACATCATTGAGTCTCAAAGAGAGCTGTCAAGTGACTTGATTCAAAGATATACAGGCGTTGCAAGAGAGTACAAGTTGAATCCGAATCAAATTGTTTATGATCCATTTAAGCGCATCAAGACACCAACTGAAGTTGCTGAAGAAGCTCTTAAAAATCAAGGCAAACAAAAAACTAACGCCACATACACAAATCAATATGGCCTGACTCCAAGGAGCAAATAATGGCAGAACAATCAAACGTCAATCGCGTTGGAGACAATGTGCGAAAAATGATGGAGCAAAATGCTCCAGAGTCTGACATTATTGGATACCTCAAGTCTGAAGGCTTTACGCCAACAAAGTTTCAAGCGGCAGTTGCAAGCGCCAAGAAAGTTGGCGGCGCTCCTGTTGAAGCTGGTTTTGGCCGGTCATTCTTGCAAGGGTTGACATTCAACACCGCTGATGAAATTGAGGCCGCATTAAAGGCTGGCGCAATCAGTGGCCCTGAGTATCAGAATCAATTAGCAAGAGTCAGGGCTGGCATCAAGCAATATGAAGAGCAGTATCCTGGCCGATCATTTACAGGTGAGCTTGTTGGCGGCCTAGTACCGACAGCAGCGGCATTGATCGCGGCCCCATTTACTGGCGGCGCAACAGGTCCAGCAGCAGTGACAGGCGCAACACGCACGGCTGCCGCATTGCCAGGGCTTGGCACAAACATCTTGCGTGGCATGGGTTATGGCGCTGCATCAGGTGCGGCTGCTGGCGCTGGCGGCGCTGAAGGTGGCTTGGGTAACAGAGTATTGGGCGGCGCTATTGGCGGCACTGCTGGCCTTGTATTGGGCGGTGCGGCTCCAGCTGTGACAACAACAGTTGGAACTGGTGGACGCAAGTTGGCAGAATTTACCGGCTTGACTCAACCAGTTGATGCCACCATAAAGGCTCAACAGCTTATTGCGAAGAAGCTGGCTCAAGAGGGCGTGTCTCCACAAGAATTGGCAGCACGCCAAGCTGATATTGTTGCCAAATATGGCGCAAGAGATGAAACCTTAGCAGATATTGCTGGTGAGTCTATGCGCCGATTGGGCCGTGGAGCCTTGGCTATACCAAACGCAGCTCAAACAGAAACACGTCAAATGTTGACTGAGCGCGCCATAGGTACTGGCCCAAGAATCACAAGAGACATCACAGAATTCACCGCCATTGGAGAGCGCGACATTGGTGAAGTTGCTGATGAGATTATTCTGCGCAGAGCCGAGCAAGCTGCGCCACTTTATAAGCAGGCGCTGTCTGCTGGTCAGGTCAATTCATTTGCAATTGACAATTTGCTGAGAAAGTCAAAAGACATTCAGAATGCCATCAGTGATGCTCGCAAGTTGCCGCAATATGCAGATCTGCCTGACAACGACATGATCTTGCTTGACAAGGCTTATAAATACGTTGGAGACGCTGCAAACGAGGCAAGGAAAGCAGGGAAAGGAACACGTGCAAACGATCTTGATGATTTGCGTATTTCTTTATTGAATGCAATCTCAGACAAAGACACAGGCGTGCCGGTTTACAAAGAGGCCGTCAAAGTGTTTTATGACGAGTCATTGTTGAAAGATGCGCTGGAATTGGGTTCTAAGAACTTCTTAAAGAAGACCCCATCAGAAATTTCCAAAGAGATGAAGAAATTCCCAGGCGATGCGGAGCGCGAGATGTATCGACTTGGCGCTGTCCAGTCTTTGCGTGACGAGATTTATGGGATGCGCGAAACGGCAAACATTGCCGACAAGTTTTTGAACAACCGCGAAATGCGGGACCGCATGAAGACCATCTTCAATTCGACTGGCGAGTATGAAGCATTCGTCAAGAATCTTGAGCGTGAGCGCCAGATGGCCGTCACACGATCACGCATTGAGGGTGTGTCACCTACCGCACCAATACAGCAAGACATCGCTGAATTGCAGGGTCCATCGCCAACTGACGTAATTGAAGCTGGCACTCAAATGGCAAGGGGCGATCTTGTTGGTGGCGGTATGAACATGATGCGCCAACTGGCTCCACGATTGCAAGGCATGGATGAGAATGTTGCAGAGCTAATAAGCCGCAGTGTTTTTGATCCAAGTTTTGCGCAACAGCAACAACTATTGACGAGCTTGACGCCAGTCATGGATGAGCTGCGCAGACGCGCAATGCAGCAACAGGTTCGCGCAGCTGGTACATCAACAACAGCTGGTCAGCTTGTCCCAGGTCTTCTTGATTAAGGCATCACCATGGCAACAATGCGCCCCACACCCCGCAATGAGCTTTTGGGCTTGTTGTCTGATGCCTACAAGTGGATGCAGTCACCTGAACGCGCCCAGCAGATGCAGGGCTTTGCTGGGTTGCTTGGCACGACTGGCGTGCCTCAGACGATTGAGCGCATGGCTTATGGCGAGCCACTGACCAACATTGGCCGCGCCAATGTGCCATTGCTCAAGCCTGAGACTGCTGATGCCCTGATGACTGTTGCGCCAATGGCAAAGCCAGCGGCTGTGATGGCAGGTCGTACAGGTCGAGCAGTCGGACGCATGGCGGGTGAGGAGATCAATGCCGCGATGACTGGTCAGACTACAAGTTCATTACTTGGTCAGATTACGCCAAAGCCAATGCAAATTGTTCCTCCAAGCGTAGCAAGACAGATTGATATGCCTGTTAATCTGCCGACAAGTCAAGAATTTATGACGGCAGTTAAGAATGAGCCATCTGCGCAAATTACAGAAGAAGGTTTGTTGTTGAATTTAACCAGAAGACAAAAGCCAGAACAGGCTGGCTCTGAGTCTGTAAGAACTGGCGTGTTTTATCTCCCAGAAGGCCAAAAAAAGAATTTGACCCATTACAAAGGAAACACTTTTTATGGCGGCTCTTCACCAATTGAAGGTGAAACACTTTATAAAAATCCTTTATTTGTAAAAGGCGCAACGGGTGGTAAAGCTCCTGAAGCTGCATATACACAAATAATGGGTAAAGATGCAATGAAAAAAATGGATGCTGATATTTTTTCAGCAGTCAATGAAAAAAATTGGATGTCTAAACAAGACCCTGATCTTTATGTTGAAAGAATATCAAGGCTGTTAAGTGATTATGGTGGTGATCCATCAATGGCTAAATTTATTATAAACAACAGCAAACAAGGAAATCAGTTGAGATATGCCATACAAGAAAACATCATTGCCAACGCAGTTCGCAATGCTGGGCATGATGCTGTATTGGGTTATGGGAAAGGCCGTGGAGGCAAGGGAGAATTCTTTTCTGAAGTATTTGATGTGAGAGAACAAAACTATCCAACGCCACAAGGCGATTATCAATTGATGCCTCAGTTTGAGGGATTGCTTAAGTAGCATCTCCAAACAACGCAGCCACCAGCGGGTCACGCTTAATCTTCCACTTCTTTGCCCGCTCCCGCGCCATCCGAAAGGCGTGGTCATCGAGGGACTCTTTGGCTCTCCACTTAACAAGCCTCTCTCTCGCCGTCAAAGGCTTTGGCCTTGTCGCGTCAGAGCCGATGCCGTAACTGTAGACGGCCACAGGGACGTTACCGATCCTGCGCCACTCTGAGATGTACACCAGACCAGACTTGCGCAGCCTCGCAATCAGGATCTGCGCAGACCTTTGGGTGCAGTACACCTTGGCGGCCACCTCATGCGCCGTGAGGGCATTGAGGGTCAGCAAATCAATGATGCGGGGCAGGCGCGTTGACTTCATTTCTTGTCGCTGTGCTCGCGTCTGGCGTGTCTCTCGGCCTCTTCACGGCGCTTGAAGTACTTGTCGCACTTGATGCACCGCCACCAAGTTTGCTCAACAACGCGGGTCTGTCTGTCGCTGTGCAGGCCTCTTGTTGTGCCGTACATGGTCAGGACTGGCTCAATCACTTCTTGGCCGCCTTGGCTAATGCGTAAACCAGAATCGGCTTCTTCTTGCCGATGCCGTGATTCTTCTGTTGCGTGGCGGCTGACTTCTTGCCGGCGATGTGCCTGCGCAGTGAGTCATCTTTGCTAAAGATGGATGGCGTTCCATCGTTCCAATTGAATGCTGATTTTGTTGTCATGTTTACTTTGAATCTTTTTGCGAAATGATTGGAGTTATCGCCAAAGGCCATTCAATGCCGTAGCTGTCCCAGCGAAATATCTTCTCTTGGCTTGGATCGTATGGCGCGTCAACGATGTACTGCACGATGGCTTGCGCAGACAGCACAAGGTAACCATGTGCATATTGCGGCGGTATCAGTAAGGCCTTGCACTCATCAAGCTCAATTCCAAACCATTTGCCTGTCTCAGGGTCCAGCACAACATCAAATATTTGCCCAAGCACTGGCATCACAAACTTTGTCTGATTCTGATAGTGCAGGCCGCGCAGCACGCCAAACTTGGATGAGGCCAGATTCAACTGTCGATATTCACCGCGATTGGATTTCCACATCTCCATGAAATAACCTCTGTCATCAGAGTGCTTGTGATTGGTGATGACTTGAATTCCATCAAGCATTTTGCCTTTGTAATAAACCGGATTCATGCATATCCCCATTTTTTGCATAGTTTCTTGATCTTGGCTCTGAGCTTCTTCTTTTCGCAGACCTTGGCGTGCTGGCTCTCAATCATCTTCTCGCGCAGTGACTGTGGCGTTGGTGGCGCAGGGAACAACCCATTCCAGCCAATCAGGCCACACACCAAGGCGATGAGAAGGCGGTCTGTCATGTGTTCTTCTCCTTGAGTTTGGCTTCAATTTGATTGATGGGAAACGGGCCAAATTCTTCGGCTAATTCCGCATATTCCTCATCCGTCAGCCCAACCCATGTGCGCTTTGGTGGTGTGGTGTAGAGCTTTGTGCCAACAGGCAATGCGGGTTCATGCCACCAAGACATTGTTACTTCTTGATTTCCTGATTCACTTACAACTGTTGCCACAGATTCAACCGTTGCCACAGGCTCTTGCGTCTGTGCTAATGCTTCTTTGATGGCTTCAATAGCAGCGTCTTGCAGTTCATTCTGTGCTGGCGATAATGCTGGCAAGAAATACAACGCCTCAAGCGCCAGCTTCAATGCTTCTTGTGTCATAAGTAAAATTCCTTTCTGGCTTGCTTAATCTTTGCTTCAATTTGGCTGTCTCTACCGTCAAAACTCATGCTCTTTTCGCCGCATCTTCCGCAAACATAGCGTTTTCCAGTTTGGGTATACAACTCAAGTGCGTATTGCCAAGCGTGTTTACAAGGTTCGCTTGCCTGCTTCAATGCTTCTTGTGTCATGCTTGTTCTCCTCTGGCTCTGATGGCTCTGGCAAAGTAACCGCCAACATGAGCTTTCCAATGCCAATCTCCAGCATTTCTGTCATCGTCTTCACACACCTTCGCACAGGCTTCTCTTTCCAAGGCAACCATCTTCTTGCACATCAATGTCCATGATGCGTTTGCTCTTGCATTAGTTTCTTCTGTTGCTTTGGCGGCTACAAGGTCGGCAAAGGCTATAAGTGATTCAGAATAAATGCCATCAAGGTGTGGGCGCATTCCAATCAAGTTGCATTCTTGTGCCATCTCAATGATTTCATCTTGTGTCATTCACTCTTCCCCTTAATCACTTTTTGCACCACTTCCCTTGTCGTGAAACGATGCTCATTAGCGCACATGTATCTCCTGTACACCTCGTTGTTTGGCCGCGCCCTTGTCTCAAGCACGCTGACCCATTTGGCGCAAACTGGACACTTCACTTGATCTCCCAAGAGTCCAGCAGCACCACGATGACTGCATAGACAACAATGAACAGGACGGCAATGCCGACTGCGCCAAGGATTACAAAGCTCAAGACTGTTTCCATAGTTTCAGCACCTTTGATTTGTGTTGCGGCTCCTCGACCTTGGGCGAGTTACCAAAGACAGGCTTCCAGCCATACTTGCGCCAAGTGGCTTGCACATCAGCGCCTCTAGTTGGCGTGAAGGCGGCATCAAAGACGTGCAGGGTCGGCCATACGATCTTTGTGCCAGCGGGTGGGTTCCAGTTCAGCTTTCTCATTTCTGTGCCGCCAATAGTTCAATTTCGACTTCCTTGACGCGCTCTCTGAGGATCTGCACCTCATGCTCAAGGGTGGTGATCTTGCGCTCAAGGCGCTCTCTGGTGCTGTTTTCAGCGTGGACCCAACCGATCAGCGTGCCTTCGGTCACCGCCATCCGCGCCAGCTTGGCGTATTCATCGCGCATCATGAAGCCGCCACCCACTTCCATGGGCGGGGTGAACTTGTTTACTGCGCGGTCAATCTCCATTTGCATTTTTTCACTCATTTCACTAACTCCTTAATGATTTCAACGATGAAGGGCATGGCGAACAATACGCCAACGATGGTGGCTTGGGCAAATTCTTTGATGGTCATTCTTCATTCTCCTCTTCGCAAAGCTCGCAGCCAGGGTGATCTGGATCGCGGCAGTCATGGTGGCTGGCAAGGTCTGCTTGATAGCGGCGGCGGTGGAAGTCTTCCGCTCTCATGTAGTCAAGGTCTGTTTCGTCAAGTGGCATGGGGAACTCCTTAAAGCTGGGGCCGAAGCCCCTTGGGTTTTACTTGCGTTCTACTGTGCCGATCAATTCGCCGTCCATGACCATAAACAAAATGTGTTTGGCAATGTTGAGAGTTTGACGGCTGCGGTCTTGTGCGCCGCCAGCAATCAATTCTTGAGCATCTGACATCAAGCCAGCCACAACCATGTTTGCGCCTGTGCATTTGTATGTGATGGATTCTTTGACAGATTCCACATAGGCATCAATATCAGCGATGCCATACAT